AATTAGAAACGCAAAAGAAGTAGCAATGATGCCAAATGATATGCCTTTAAAAGGTTTTCATCCAAATAATAAAAATTTACCTAAAGACGTTTAAAAATGGCACAAGGATTATTCATAAGCACAAATGACATAGTTAAATTTACTAATTTGAATGGTAATTTAGACCCTGATATATATACTCAATATATATTTCAAGCACAACAATTACACATACAAAACTATTTAGGAACTAAACTATACGATAAAATAAACGATGGTATTGTAGCAGGTAATTTAGCAAGTCCATATACAACGCTTTTAAGCAAATATATTAAGCCAATGGTAATACATTGGGCAATGGTAGAGTTTTTACCTTACGCAGCTTATAAAGTATCAAATAAAGGAGTATTCAAACATAATTCTGAAAACAGTTCTACAGTTGAAAAGTCTGAAATAGATTTCTTAATTGAAAAAGAAAGAGATGTTGCACAATCTTATACAAATAGGTTTATAGATTATATGAGTTTTAATCAAAATTTATTTCCTGAATATACTGCTAATTCAAATGCTGATGTATTTCCAGACCACAATGCAAACTTTACTGGCTGGGTTTTGAATTTAGCAATTCTATTAACATTAATAATTTAACATAAATAAAAAAGCGTATGCAAACAGAAATTTGGAAGCCAATAAGTGGATACAATGGCTATTATGAAGTAAGTAATTTAGGTAGGGTAAAAAGTATTACAAGGAAAATAGAAATGACAAATCCTTTTATTCCTACCAAAAAAGATTTTTATACTTACAAAGGAAAATTAATTTCTTTTTGGATAACTCCAAAAGGATATTGTAGATGTACATTAAATATTGATGGTATTAAAAAAAATCATTTAGTACATCAGTTAGTCGCAAAATCTTTTATAGAAAATATAGAAAACAAAAAACAAGTTAATCATATTAATTGTATAAAAACAGATAATAGACTTGAAAATTTGGAATGGGTTACAAATTATGAAAATCATTTACACGCAGTAAAAAATGGTTTGTTACATTATCAAAAAAGATGAATAAAAAAGAAACATACAAGCCAAAAGAAACTAACGTAAAAAAGTTAGAGGTATTTTTAAACAAACTAAATAAAGACAAATAATGGCTTTAGATTTTACACATATAAAAGGAGATACATTTGAATTGGTAAACTTTCAAATGCTTGTTAATTCAGTTGCTTTAAATTTAACAGGTTGTACATTAAGAATGCAATTAAGAAAAGAATATGGAGGAGTAATATTTCTTTCATTAACTTCTGTTGCAAGTGCTGGAATAACTATTACAAATGCTGCCACAGGTTCATTTAGAATTAATAGACAAATAATAAATTTAGATGCTTATAACTATATTTATGACATTGAATTAATAAAAACAGATGGTACTGTTAAAACTTATATAAGTGGAAACTTTTCAATAACTAATGACGTAACACGATAATGGCAAACGATATAATAGATATTAATGTTTACGAAACAACTGAATCGGTTTCAATTACTGTAAATCCTAATTTAACTACTGTAAATATTAATCAAGTTACAGGAGGTGGTGGTGGTGGTTCTCAAGATTTACAATCTGTTACAGATATAGGTGCAAATACTACTAATGGTATAACCATTGATACTGGAGATACTTATGAAATAGGTCTTTCTGCAATATCAGGTAATATAGGTGTATATGGAGAATCAAATGAATATTACGGTGTTTATGGAACTTCACCATTAGCAGGTGTTTATGGAAATTCAGATAGTGGATATGGTGTTCAAGGATATTCTGAATCAGGAATAGCTGTATATGGTAGTTCTCAAGACAATATTGGTGTACAAGGAAATTCACCACTTGGAACAGCTATATCTGCAAATTCTGATTCAGGAACTGGTTTATATAGTTATTCTGAATCAGGTGTAGGCGTATCTGCTACCTCTAATTCAATAGGTTTAGAAGTGAATGGAAATGGTACAATAGCTATTGAAGCTAATTTAGGTAACTCAAATAAAGGTTTAGTTATAAACAGCGGAACTTCGTCAACTGGCAATTTCATAGAATTAGATAAAAACGGAGTTGATAAATTAGTAGTAAATCAAGCTGGAGAATTAACTGCTACAAAATTAATTAAACAAGGTGGTACTTCATCTGAAATATTAGCTGCTGATGGTTCTGTAATAACTGCTGGAACAAATATAACAATTACAGGCGGTCAAATATCTTCTGTTGGTGGGACAGGCGGAGGAGGTTCAAGTGTTAATTATTATTTAAACGGCGGTACAAGTCAAGGTACATTTGGGGGTACAACTTATTATGAGTTTAGTAAGACTGCAGTAATAGGAACAGGTGCGGATTTTAATATAAGTTCTAATGGATATATAGCTTCATTTATAACTGATGTAGCAGACCCATCACTATTACTTATTCCTGCTGGAAATTGGAATTTAGAATTTTTCTTTTCTTCAAGTTCTGCTGGTGGTTCACCTTCATTTTATGTTGAATTATATAAATACGATGGAACTACATTTACGTTAATCACAAGTAGTTCTGCTACTCCTGAAGGAATAACAGGTGGCACAGCTATTGATGCTTATTTTACACCATTGGCAGTTCCTGAAACAATATTAACGGTTAATGATAGATTAGCTATTAGAGTTTTTGTAAATGCTTCAAGCAAAACAATTACACTACATACTCAAAATGGACATCTTTGTGAGGTAATAACAACTTTTACTGCTGGATTAACTGCTTTAAATGGATTACAAGCACAAGTTCAAAATTTTGCAACAGGAACAACAGGGACAGATTTCGCTATTAATTCAAGTGGAAGTACACATACATTTAATTTACCAAGTGCAAGTGCAACTGCAAGAGGTGTAGTTACAACGGCAAGTCAAACATTCGCTGGAGATAAAACATTTACAGGGGCAATAGGTGCAAGTAATTTAAGCGGAACTAATACAGGAGATAATGCTACAAATACTCAATATAGTGGATTAGCAACATCAAAACAAGATACTTTACAATCTACTGTAAATATTAAATCTATTAACGGAAATAGTCTTTTAGGAAGTGGAGATTTAACAATAAGTGCATCACCTGCTTCTCAATCTGCATTTACAATATTAGCAAACAACACAAATGCAACTGCATTACCAACTGAACAACCATTTGAAAATTTAACTAATCAAGTATATTCAGGTACTATTGTTTGGACGGGTGGTGCTGCACCAAGTGGAACTACTTCACATACTTATTCGTTATCTCAAGTTGGTAATTTAGTAACATTAACAATAAATTTAGTTTATGGTGCTGCTGGAGCTTCAACATTAAATAATGTAACTATGGAATTGCCATCAACTGCTCCTCAACCATCAGCACCATCTTCAGTAACAACAGTTGGCGATGTATTAAGTTTTGTAAATGGAAATATAACAACAACAAAATTGGTACCAGCTGCTAATGCTGTTTCAATAATTCGTTTAAAATCAACTTCTCCAAACGTATTTGAAATAAGTATATCAAGAGCAGCCGCATCATATAGATACGCATACGCAACAATTCAATATTTTGTATAATGAGACATATAAGACAAATTAATTCAGTAGGAACAGATAGTTATACTGTTGTAATAGCAGAAGAACCATTAGAGCAACACCCATCAATAGTAAATCATCCAGATTTATTTGAAATTTCAGAAGATGATATTCCAGAAACACATCAATATTTAAATTATGAATAATTTAGATAAAATATTAAATAAGATTATCTCACGTAAGTTAATGGTATTTATAATCGCTTGTTGTGGATTATTCGCTGGAGATTTAACATCTCAAGATTGGGTAGTAATAGCTACTGCTTATGTAAGCATTCAAGGATTTACTGATATAGTTGCAAAATTAAAAAGTTAAATGGAGTCAATGAAATTATATATGCTTAATTCGTTAGCATTGGTTATTACGTTTACTAACGTAGAGAATATATTAAAATTAACTCTTTTAGTGTTATCTATTGTATATACAGGTGTTAAAATTTACGAATCATTTAATAAAAATACAAATGAAAATACAGATAAAAAGACTTCATAAAAGCGAAAATTCTACAATAGGAGAAATGACTATTGATGGTAAATTTGAATGCTATACTTTAGAGGATATAGAAAGAGATGTTAAAATAAAATCTGAAACTGCTATTCCAAAAGGTACATACAAAGTAATTATAAATCAATCAAACAGATTTAAAAAATTAATGCCATTGGTTTTAAATGTTCCTAACTTTGAAGGAATACGTATTCATCCAGGGAACTCTAATCACGATACAGAAGGTTGTATATTAGTTGGACAAACAAGGTCTAAAGATTATATAAGTAAATCAAGAAAAGCTTACGAAATATTATTTGCAAAAATGAAATTAGCTAAAGATATAACTTTAACAATATTGTAATGATTAAAAAAAATAAAGGGGTTATTACATTTTGGTTATCAGTTATATTAGCTTCTACTATAGTTACATTATTATCATCTTGTTCAACAAGAAAAGTAGTAATAGAAGAAGTTAAGAAAGATTCTTTGTCACAAATAGTTACTAAAATTGTTACAAAAGAAGATATAAAGATTGAAACTAAAAATGATATTGTAACTAATGAATTTATAATAACTCCATTAGATACTTGTAAAGATATTGTAATAAATGGTATAACTTACAAAAACGTTGTTTTAAGACACATAAATATAAAAGATAATAGTTTACATAAAGAAGATATAAAAGTGTCTAAAATTGAAGATAAACAACAAACTATAAAAGTTAAAGAAAATACAAAAGTTAAAAATATAGAGAAAACTTCTAATCCAATAGGATATATTTTAATTATAATTATAATTTATTTAGTATGGCAAAACAGACGGTGGTTTCTACCCGTATAGAAACTAATATTTCAAGACCCGGTGTACATTCAAAAACAAAATCTTCTAAATTAAAATCTTCTAAAAATTATCAAAAGAAATACAAAGGTCAAGGAAGATAAATTTGGTATATAGTTGCCTTCTCCACACTTTGTTTTTTGTTATTTATTTTGTTTCTTTTTGGTTATTTATTTTAATCTTTTTTTTAAATACTTATTTTGTTTTTTTGATTACAAGGCAAAGTTACAGGATAAAAAATTAAAACAATACTATTTTAAAATAAAGTTTTTAACTAAAATTGTTAATTTATAATACATATATTTGACAAATGAAAAAGCCAACAAGAAAAAGTTTAGTAATAAAATTAGATACAGTCTTTAGTCAATATATAAGGCGTAAAGATGCTATTGATGAAATTGCTACTTGTGTTACTTGTGGTAAAAAAAGTCATTGGTCAAAACTTCAAAATGGTCATTGGGCAAGTAGAAGGCATTATAGTACAAGATGGGACGAACAAAACTGTAACGTTCAATGTGCAGGTTGCAATGTATTTAAAGCAGGTGAGATTTACTTATATACTAAATATCTTTGTTCACAATATGGTGAAAACTTTCCAGAAGAACTTTATATAAAATCTCAAAAAATAGTTAAATTTGCTGATATAGATTTGATTGAAATGATTAAATACTATAATTCTAAATTAGATTCTTTGTAGTTCTCTGTTTATATATTGTTTGTTAGAAGAGGGGGTGCTTTAATTAGTGTCCCTTTTTTTATTTTAAAACTTTAACTTTTCATTAACACTTTTATATCTAAAACAGTTATATATTTGCCAAAGAAATAACAAACTAAAAACAAACAAAATGAAACAAAATTTAAAAGACATCGGATTAGCATTTATTTTATGGGGATTATTTTTTACTTTAGTATTAACTTTAACAAATTTATAAAATGAAAGATTTATTAGACTACAACAGATTTAGATTAGAAGCAATGCAAGATAGAATTTGCAAATTAGAAAACCATCTTCAAACATTAGAAACATACTGTTTTGAATTAGCTGATGAAAATTGTCCAAGAGAATACAAGACAATAATTAAACAAGAACTTTATAACCTTAAAACAAATTAAAATGGAACTAACATTAAATCAAAAATTGTCTTTAATTCAAAAAGAATTTAAAGCATCAAAGTCAAAATTCAATTCATTTGGTAAATATAACTTTAGAAGTGCTGAAGATATATTAGAAGCATTAAAACCATTTAATGAAAAGTATGCAGTATCTTTTATAATAATTGAAACTTTAATTACAGATAGTAATTTAGATATTCCTATAATAAAATCCATTGCAACTATTATAGATAACAATGGAATTAATGAAATATCAGCTACTGCAATAGTTGGTGTAGATTTAAATATGAAAGGATGTCAAGTTCCACAACAATTTGGTTCTGCTTCTTCTTACGCTAAAAAGTATGCTTTAGGTAATTTACTTTTGATTGACGATACACAAGACCCTGATGCATCAAATAAACACGATAAAGCAGAAACTTTAACACCAAAAGAAATAAGTGCAGCATTAGATGATAAAAAATGGTTGAATAAAAATACACCAGAATTTAATAAAGCTATTGAATATTTAAAAAATGGTGGTAATATTGCAACAATAGAAAATAAATATAAAATGACTTCAATAGTTAAAAATGAATTATTAAAAGTTAAATAATATGAAAAAAATATTTATAATTGCAATTTTATTTATAAGTTTAAATAGTTGCACAGACGCACAAAAAGCTAAAATAGGAGCATTTGGAGACACTTTTAAAGTTGAATTAATAAATTGTGATGGAACTATAACTTATCATTGGATAAGTACAGGTAAAGTTTCTAATTCTGAAAGTTCAGATGGTTATTATTTTAATGATTCAAAAACAGGTACTTTAATAGAAGTTTCTGGTAATGTAATTATAACAAGATTAAAAGTCAAGTAAATAAAGCTGAATAGTTGACAACAGTAAAAAAAGGTAAACAAATTAAATAAGTAAATTATGAGTGCATTAATTAATGTAAGTTTAAGAGTTGACAAATTACCAAAAGAAAAATTTGTATCTGGAAAAGATGGTGCAGTTTATTACAACTTTACAGTTGGAGTAAATGACGAATCTAACCAATGGGGACAAAATGTTTCTTTAACAGATAGTCAAACAAAAGAAGAAAGAGAAGCAAAGAAGCCTAAAACTTATTTAGGAAATGGAAATGTAATCTGGACAAATGGAACTATATCAGTTGCTGATAAAAAAGCAGAAGCAACTAAAGAAGAAATAGCTTCAGATTTACCTTTCTAATTAATTATTAATTTAGGGATTAGTCTACCTAAAATTATACTCAAAAGGGAATGTAAAAGTTCCCTTTTTTTAACAAACAAACAAACAAATGGAATTAAACAAAGACGAAAAGAGATTATTAATGGAAGTTTTTGAAGCAGAATGTTTCATTAATCCATTAGAAAAGATAACACATCCAAAACCAGCAATTTCATTTGGTGTTAAAAGTTACGAAACTAAAGACGGAAAAATAGAATATCCTACACCAATAGGAACTTATGGTAATTTTAGCTTTGTACAAGCACCACCTAAAAGTAAAAAAACATTCTTTGTATCATTATTATCAGCAATATATTTAGCAGATGATTTAGAGCAATTTGGAGGCGATTTAAAGGCAAATAGAGACAATAAGCACCTAATACATTTTGACACTGAACAAGGTAATTTTCACGCTGCAAATGTGTTTAAACGTCCAATTGATATGACTGGAATAAAAACAGATAAATACCATACATTAGCATTAAGGCAATTATCATTTAAAGAAAGAGTTGAATTTATAGAATATTATCTTTACGATAAACTTGAAAAAACAGATATAGGATTAGTTATAATTGACGGAATAGCAGATTTATGTAGTGATGTAAATAATATAGAAGAAAGTAATGCAGTGGTACAGAAGTTAATGAAATGGTCAAAGGAATTAAATTGCCACATAGTAACGGTAATACATTCTAACTTTGGAACAGATAAACCAACAGGGCATTTAGGTTCATTTTTAGAAAAGAAAACAGAAACACAAATACAATTAGAACTTAATACAGTTAATAAAGGATTAGTAACCGTAAGTTGTAAACGTTCCAGAAACGCTCCATTTGAAAACTTTAGTTTTAAAGTAAATAATTTCGGATTGCCACAAGTTGAAGGAGCATTTTATGACCCATTAAAAGACATATTTTGAAAACAACAATTAAAAATCATTTAGAAGAATTACAAGTTTCAAACGAAAGAATGTTACTTTATCATTCAGATAATAAAATGTTAATAAGTTTCTTTAAAGATTTAAAAGAAAAGCTTGTATATTTACAAGAATTAACAGATATGGAAGCAAGATATAATTTAACACCCATAGCTGATTGTATTGAAGAACTATTAGAAGTTGATTCTGAATTAACACATATTGATTTTTCAATTCAATTAAAAGAAGTAATATCTGAAAAGAAAACAGCAAAAGTAAACGCAAAATTATTTTAATATGATAACATTAACTTTAGGTTTTATTTTATGTACTGCATTTATAATAGCACAATTTTATGATTGTGAAATAATTATAAATCCAATTAAAGGTGTAATGCTCGGAGCATTATATAATGATGATGAATTTGATGACGAAACAGAACACACTATACAAGTTTTAATTTTAGTAATTTCATTTTCATTTATATGGACGACTTCAAATGGTTGGAAAATGTAGCAAAACACCACAAAGAATGGATTGAAATAATTCATAAATTTGGGGAATATGATTACGCTGAAGATATAGTACAGGAAAGTTATATAGCATTGATAAAATATGCTGATGCTTCTAAACTTATTGATGCAAGTGGAAAAGTTAGAAAAGGATATATGTTCTTCACTTTAAAATCTTTGTTCTTTCAGTTCTACAATAAAAAAATGAAAATAACTAAAGTACCAATTGATGGATGCTGGGAATTATTTGACGATTCAAACGTAGAAGAACACAAGGCATATAATGATATTTGTATGCTTATAGACGATGAATTAGAAAATTGGCACTGGTATGACCGCAAATTGTTTAAACTTTATAGAGATACAGATATGTCAATGAGGGATATTGCAGGAGAAACTAATATAAGTTTAATATCAATATTTCATTCTATTAAAAATTACAAGGAAATATTAAGTACAAAATTTCAGAAACAATATACTGATTATATTGAAAATGATTACAATCAAATTTATTAATAAAAATAACTAAAATGGCAAAAAGAAAAGCACAAGGTTTAGGTGATACAATAGAAGCTATCACAGAAGCAACAGGAATTAAAAAAGTGGTTGAAATGTTTACAGAAGCTACAGGAGTAGATTGTAAATGCGATGAAAGAAAAGTTAAACTAAATAATTTATTTCCTTACAACAGAAATATAAACTGTTTAAACGAATCAGATTATAATAAATTAACAAAGTATTTATCTGCTGAACAAAGTACATTAAAT